TCACATCATCTATCAGTCTACTATAGCTCAAAATGCAACCCCAATTTAAATATTCAGTTACATTAGGTTGGGTTTTTTTAGAACCTTCTTTTGTTATATTACTTAGCATATATCTTCCTACACTATAGTTTATTAAAATTTGACAATTATAAGCATTTGCTTGTCTACGATGTAAAGTTGATATTTGTTGCACCAATTCATTAACTTTATTTAATCCGATTGTTTTACTTATTGTTTCCACATTCCCATTAATATAATTAGTCAATGATCTTGGCAAACATCCGTATATTTTACCGTTTTCACTAAACAGTAATCTTAAATATTCACCCATATTATTTGATATCATTTGTTTTTTGATATTTGCGTCAAAGTTACAGGCTAAAGCTTCATTAACATAATAATTACATGATTTCTCACTATTCATAAAACATATCATATCATCACCTAATATATTTAGATCTTTTTGATTACAATTATAATTTTGATTACCTAAACTTTCAGTAATTATGCTATTATATACTAAATGAGCAATTGTGTTAATTAAACTAGTGTGTCTACTTCCAGAAAATAATCCTTTATTAGTCTTAATCCATGTATTATCTATTGGATCTAAATAATATTGTTCTAAAAAACTATTTGCGTACGATGAACCTAGGCGCTGATAATCATCACTTGTATCTAGATTATGTTCGATATAGCTATTTAATAATTCATCAATAATTATTTTTTGTATATCTAACGAATGTTGTATATTGAAATCTGCATAGTCAAAACATAAACAATAATCTCTATTTTGTAAATTGTCTGAAATCTTTTGATAAATTTCGTCTTTTTCAACATCATCTTTATTTAATATACTATTTTTGATAGTAAGATTATTTTCTATAATGTTAGATAAGTAACAACCAACTAAATAATGGCCTAGAGTACTAGCATATATTGCCCTTTCTTTTCCATTATCATTGCCTTTTATATGTCCTTTAGCTAGATGTACAGTTGGTCCATTTCCTATTAGCTCTACTATATCGTCTGTGTTTAAGGTATTTAAATATGCCCTCTTATCTAATTTAATATGATCAGCCATTAAATCTAAAACCTCTTCATTCTCTTTTTCGAATTTAAAGATATTTTTAATATCTCTTTTGTTTAATTTTTCACTAGTACTACCCCCTACAAGCCATTCAAATCTATTATTTATAAAGTCTGTAAATGACCAATTTTGTTTAGGTGTATGATTTAAAACACAATATTCTTCAATTATGCGTTTAACATGATGAGATAGGTCCTGATTATTTAATTTTATGTAATTATTTAAATCAGAATTATACATTAGGTAACCTTTATGTTCTTCGACTCTATTTTCTTTTTCTGTCGGCCAAATTGTTCCTTGTGTGTGTGGTTTTCCTACAAAATTATTTAAATACAATATTTGGGCAAAGTCATCGTCATTAATATTTAGTTCGTTATTAGATTTTAATAGTCTAATATTAGTATTAAATTCACTAAAATGTTTTTGCCAATTATTGTAACCTATAGTAAAATATCCATTGTTTTTAATGAATACGAACGTTTCTTTTTCAATAGTACATAAACATAAATATAACAGCCAACTAGTGATAAATGAATTTTTTGCACCAATATTATTTATTAAGTAACTTCTAATTAAGCCATAATTCTTTTCAACTATTTCAGCTTTGAAAGAAGGTAATAGAGATAGTAACTGCGAAAATAGTAAATTACTCTTTTTAATAATTTTATCTTTACCTCGTGGAAAATAATCAGAGATTTTTTCGCAATATTTATAATCTTTACATCTTTTAATAAATGTTGTAAAATGAATAGGCAATATTCCATTAAACGATAGGTTGAATTCATAATAATAGTTTATAATATAATCAAGTTTTGTTCCCATCACTTTAGTTTGGTTCAATTGTCGTAATATTTTATTAGTCAACGAATTTTTGTGTCCAAGTGTATTGTCGTCAAATGATTCAAATAACTGTAGAATAACTTTTATTGCTTCAAGAGTATTTTCATGTACAATTAACTTATTTTCGTTTATCATCTTGTTTAAATAATTTTTCCAATCTAAACAACTATAACATTTATAATTTAAGCAATCTAAGTTTAATATTTTAAGAGCAATATCTTTCATTGATATTTCTTTAATCAACTCAAAAACTGCTTCGCCAGATTTATTCATGCTAGGTTTACTTAATACATGACTTGTTTCTAAGTCATATAATTTTATATTTTCAGCACCTATATCTATCATTAATTCTTGTAAATCACTAAAATAGAATTTATCAGTATCAACTTTAGCACGTAACAGTTTTGCATCAAAATGTTCATTTTTATGTCTTATTATGACTGTTTTTCCAGAAATAGGTATTTTATCTTTCTTTAAAATATGTTCACCTAGTTTATTAAAGTTATCTTTACTTGTTGTATCAAAATCAAATTTGATATTTTTAAGAGGTATATAATAATGCACTCCATATTTATCTTCACTATTATTGCTACTCGTTTCCGAAAAAACAAGTAAATTAAAATTGTAAAAATTGGTGATTGCGGATAGTCCATCTTCAGTATACCATCTTCTATCAGGTACGAT